GGAGGGCACTATGACATTTGGCTCAGTATTCGGGCGCACGTTCAGCCCTACGTTCCAGCCGTCAAGTCAGGCTGCGGCGGCTTCGGGCGGTTGGTGGGACTTGAACGGCACGATTAGCAGTTGCGTTGCGGCGTACCAGCCGAAGGGGGCGGCGAGTTATGCGGCGTCATTAGTGAATCTAACTGGCAATGCGACTTATGATGCAACAGAAGTGGTCGCACCTGGCTGGAGTTCTGATAGCGGGTGGGAGTTTGATAATACTTCGGAAGGCTTTGACATAGGACTAACTGGTTTGTCGCCATTAAGTACCAGCGTCATTATCAGATATTGGAGACCAACATCTGGTATATATGGTCGAGCCATCTTATTAGCAGGAACAAACCTGAGATACTATGTACTTATAGATAACATGTGTTTCTGGGGTAGTGCAAACTATCAAACAATTACTGGTGGAGGCGGTGACCTGATAGGTGCGATTGCAGGTTATAAGGCTTATAAGAATGGCTCTTTTACTAATGATTTAGACACAAGTAAAACAGGAACAATGACTGCTACAAAAATTGGGCAGACATATTCTGACGGAACGGCTGTTAATTTATATGCAATGGCAATATACAACGCCGCCCTTACCGAGCAAAACATATCAGACCTTACAACCGCAATGGCGGCACTTTAATCAATCAATCGGAGGATTTTACTATGGCATCAGCATACATCGACATCAGCACATCAGCAAGCAGAATCTCATCGCAGGCACGCTCGGCAATCGACACGCTTCGGCGTGTCAAGGACGACTGGAACAACATCAAGCTCATCTTCGACCAGATAGCACTCGGCTCGGACTTCACCGCGCTGTCAGGCTACTTGGGCGTGAACGCGGAACAGGCGGAGGCAATCTACAACCTGTGGGGTTCGGCAAACGCGGAACTTCAATCGGCGGCATTCATCGCGCAACTCTTATCACGTTGCGGATAATCGGAGGCTTATATGGCAGTACTAACGCACTTAGAAACAGACACAGGAACGAGTGTAGATATATCAGGCGCAACCGCTGTTGGTGCGTATACTGCCAATGGCGACAAGCTGATAATGGTGGACGTGTCAATTGACGCGGTGGCTGGCAATGGCGACTATGTGATGTATCTCACGAGACAAATCGGCGGTTCTGGCTCGGCATACCGAATCCTACCGCAAACGACAATGGCAGCGGCATCAGGCTTGACCGCAATAAGCGGACAATCAGGTTGGATTACGGTAAGAAACGGCGATGTGCTGACCGTGTACGTGGACGGTTTGGCTGGCGACACTGTCACACCCGACTGGTCAACACGCTGGTTTGAATCAGCCGTCACGCTGGTCACCCTCGCCGATGACGCAATCACCGCAAGCAAGTTTGACGAATCAACCGCGTTCCCATTGAAGTCGGCAGACACAGGGGCAACACAGGTTGCGAGGGTGGGGGCTGACTCGGACACGCTCGAAACGCTGAGTGATGAGATTGCGGCGGTGAAGGCTGAAACGGCGGCAATATTAGTTGACACAGGTACAACGCTTGACGGCAATATCACGGCTATTCTGGCAGACACTAACGAGTTGCAAGCCGAACTCGCGGACGGTGGACGGACTGACCTGCTCATTGACGCCATCAAAGCAAAGACGGATGTGATTCCGGCGTCACCTGCACCTGCCAATGAGTATGATGCTCGGATGACTGCAATTCAGGCTGATTTGGACAATCCTACTCAGTATAAAGCGGACGTTTCAGGACTGGCAACGCAGACAAGTGTCAATGCCATTCCAACTTCACCACTGCTTGCGGCGAATTACGTGGCTCCGGACAACGCAAGTGTTGGGGCAATCAAAACCAAGACAGACCAACTGGTTTTTACCACACCAAACAAGGTGGATGCAAGCGCGACAATCGACCCAACTGGACTGGCTACTTCAGCAGACCTTGCGGTGGTGGACGAGAATATTGACGAAATCAAAGCAAAAACCGATCAAATGGCATTCACAGTCCCAAATAAGATTGACGCTTCTGCAACCGTTGACCCGACTGGCATCGCCACTTCAGAGGAACTTGAAATCATCGGCGAAAAAGTAGACGATGTTTTAGACAAGTTGAATGTTAGCTCGGTAGAATTTGTGACCGCCGTAGTTGGCTCGACAATAACAATCCTGCGGGGTGACACGCTAACAGCATCGCTGCTCAATCTGGGAAGTATGGCAAGCTACGTGAGTTTGGATTTCACGGTTAAAGCCAGTACGCACCAATCAGATGATGCTGCACTGATCCGCGTGAGAAAGAACGCAAGTGGGCTTACTGATGGTTTACTGAGATTGAATGGTGCTGCTCATACCACTGGAACGGATGGCTCGATCACGATCAACGACGCGCCGACGGGTGACATTACCATCATGCTCAAAGCGGGTGTGACCGATGACCTGGTGCCTGGAACGTATGTGTACGATATTCAACTCATTGAAGCTAACGAAGTAAGCACGCTCACAACCGGAACGCTGATCGTAAGCGCGGATGTGACGAGGCTGGTAGCGTAAGTAATGCCGACCTCCACGCTCGATGACGTCATTGCTGCTTTTCAGCGGTCGATCCTGCGGAATGAACGCAGGGCGGCTTCTGAGATGGTGCGCGTGTACGTGGAGGGATGGAAGAGGGTTCGGTCGCAGTTGGACAGGCTGCAGGGGGAGTACGACCGGACGATCGCCCTGGGTGAAAAGCCTTCGCTCGGTTGGATCTATCAGAACAGCCGGTTGGCAGACATGCAGGAACTCATTGGTAATGAGCTCTCAAAGTTTTCCAACTATGCTGTTGGGCGCATTACTGAGGAACAACGCCGTGTAATTGAAATGTCACTGGAATTCAGCCGGGACGAAATGATCTTGCGTCTTGGTCCTGAGTATGATGTCAGTGACATTCGACGAATACGATCGTTACCAATTGATGAAGTGATTGTCATGGTGGGTTCGAACCAACAAGGATCACCACTCAAAGCATTGTTTGACAGCATAAGCATCGAGGGATCGCAAAGAGCTTCAGATGCCCTGGTTGAAGGCATGATGTTGGGATATAACCCGCGCAAGATCGCGCCGATGATCCGGGACGCGCTGGGGGTGCAATTGAACCGGGCATTGACGATCAGCAGGACAGAGACCATGAGGGCGCAAAGGATCGCGACAGAGCAAAACTACAATGCGAACTCTGACATTGTAAAAGGCTGGCGTTGGGTTGCAGAAGTCACGGGTGCGTGCCCGTCGTGTTTGGCAATGCACGGGAGGGAGTTTCCTCTTACTGAGAAGATGAGTACACATCCGAACTGCAGGTGTGCACAAAGTCCCATAACGATGAGCTGGGAAGAAATTGGCGCTCAGTATGGCATTGATTTCAGTGGGATAGACAATGTTGGCCCCTCATTTGATGAGCTTGCAAAGAAATACAACATGAGTGAGAAACAGATCGCTCGGTATCAAACCAACAAGATGACAGGTGAGCAGTTTTTCAAGACACTGAGCGCGGAGGAACAGCGAAACATCCTTGGTCCCGCAAAGTGGATGGCATGGAATGATGGCTTGTTTGAATTCGATCAGCTATCCAGGAAAACCTACAGTGTTATTTGGGGCGAGGGTCGGCGTGTGGCAAGTTTGAAGGATCTGCTGGGCGAAGAAGAAGCGAGGAGATATTTGGAAGAGATCCGAAATAGAAAGGAGTAAAACTAATGAGATAGACTTGCGTATATAATGAAGATGTGCTAAACTTGTTATTGTAATCGAATACGAGTAATTACTTAGCTCACGAGGAACTTAACCCGGAGCTGTGGACCAAAAAACGGTCTGCAGTTTCGGGTTTTTTCGTTTAATCAATTTTCTACGTTACACCGACGGTAAGAGGTGGAGGAAACATGGAAGAAGAAAACAACACAGAAAACGTCCAAAGCGAAAATGCCGGACAAGAGACCGCAAACGGCAGCGGGGCAGAGAAGATGTTTTCCCAAGAGGAAGTTAACAAGATGATCAAGGGAAGATCTGAGCGCGAGCTGCAGAAGATGCTTAGCGAGATCGGATTCCAGAGCGTTGACGAGCTGAAGACCCTCGTACAGCAGCGTAAGGAAAAAGAGGAATCTGAGAAAAGCGAATTGCAGAAGGCGTTGGATAAGGCCGCGGCTCTCGAGAGGGAAAAGGAAGCAATCCTCGCCTCTCATAAGACCAAGACTTTGCAGTATGACGTCGCTATGAAAGCCGCAAAGTTGGGGATCGTGGATCCCGATGCAGCGTTCAAGCTCATGGACCAGGGGCAGATTCAATTTGATGAAGCTGGCAGTCCTGCCAATACTGAGGTGCTATTGCAATCCTTAGTAAAGTCAAAACCTTATCTTGTTGGTTCCGGTACAAACGCAATGAACCCGGCAAAGTCCGGGAACCAGTTGGATCCAATCACAAATGCGGCAAGAAAAGCCGCTGGGTTGGAATAGTTTGAAAGGAAACTAAATAATGGCACAATCAATTGCACTCGCAACAAAATTTCAGCCAATTCTGGACGAAATCTACAAATCTGCATCTCTCACCGCCAGGATGGATACTCCGGTCAAACCGGTCAACTTTGCCGGCGCGAATGTGGTGAGCGTATTCAAAACCGCCCCGATCGGCTTGGGCACTTACTCCCGCGTTAGCGGTTATCCTGCTGGTCAGGTTGTGGGTACCTGGGAAACCTTGACCCTTGCATCTGAACGCGGCCGAGCTTTCGTGATCGACCGCATGGACGATGAGGAAACTCTCGGTATGGCTTTTGGCACTTTGGCAAGCGAATTTATCCGGACCCAGGTTGCCCCTGAACTGGATGCTTACCGCTTCAGCAAGTACGCCTCTACCTCTTCCATCAACGCTGCCACTCCCGCGACTCTGGATGCCAATACCATCATCGGCGCTCTGGATGCTGCCAAGTTGGCACTGGACGAAGATGAAGTACAACGCGAAGGACGCGTCCTGTACATCAGCGATGCCTGTTTGAACCTGCTCGAGGGCAAGGTCAGCCGCTTCCTGGCGAATGAGAACGGTGTAGATCGACGCGTCATGAAATTTGACGGCATGGAAGTCGTTATGGTCCCGCAGACTCGCTTCTACAAGGGCATCACCATTGATGCCGGCGCGGCCGTGGATGCTGGCGGTTACTCTAAGGGCTCCGGCAAGGATATCAACTTCATGATCATCCATCCAAGCGCTGTAGTTCAGGTGGTCAAACATGACGCCCTGAAGATCTTCACTCCTGAAGAGAATCAGACAACCGATGGCTGGTTGGTGCAGTATCGCATCTATCACGATGCATTCGTTCTCGCCAACAAACTCAACGGCATCTACTTGCACAACAAGGCCTAAGCCGTGAAACTGTATCACTGCGGGATCACGATTGACATAAGCGCGATTGAAGCGCCGCGTTATATCGCCGCTGGGTATGTACCCGTTGTGGAGGAAAAGCCAGTAAAGGAATCGGTCGATGAATCGAAATCTCTATTGGCTACTCCCCAACCTGAGCCTGAGGCGGTAGAAGCTCCGAAGGCGCGTAAATCAGCCAAGAAGAAAGGATAAATTCTATGGCAACAATAAAATCCCTAACCGGCTCGGGCTGGCTGAAGGACGCGGACGATAACTTCACGGCTATCAAC